GAGGTTAGCCTCTAGTGCTTTGGTAAGTTTATCAAAGTTAGAGTGGCTTGTTTTTAATGTATTAAAGTCCATTGTATTCTCCGTATGTTTGTATTTGTGTTAGCTGTATAATCGCTATCATTATTATTTATAATATCATACTTGTTAGTATTTGTCAAGTATTATTTTATATCTAATTCAGAATCTTCACCAATATTGAATTTCCCAATGGGATTAACACAAAAAGCTATTGAATATCTTGTTTCTTCTGAATTATTAAAAGATATACTGTGTTCTAAATAACTAGGAAATATTAATAAATCATTTTCTTCAGGATTAATTTCCCAAAAATTAGAATTATTAACATCAAATTTTTCAGGTTTAAGATTCCAAAAAGTGTCTATTGATTTTGATTTAAAAAATTTTATATTAAAACTTTTTGAATGTTTTGGATAATAACAACAACTTAAAAAACTATGTGCATGACTATGTGAATGTGAAGAACCTTTTTGAAATGTTTTTGTAGCCCAAGAATTTATTATTTTAAATTTTGTATTTAAGTACAAAACATTTTTTAAATATAATTCAATAGCATTTATGGATTTGTTTTTTAACTCTAATAAATTTTTATTTTGAAAAATTTTATTATCTTTTGACATAAATGATGTTCTTTTATTTTCATCTATAAAAGTATTTTCTCTATAATTTAAATTTTTTATATATTCTAATATTTTTTTATTATTTACGTTTAATTTTATTATTCCTACCAAAGTTGCAAATAATGGTAAAACTGTTATATTATTATTCATGCTTTTTGTAACCTAAAATTATATCTAGTTCTTTAAAACTGATGTATTTTAAATTGTTCATGTTATACCATTCATCTATTTTTGAATTAATTTTATCTCTATCATCATTATATTCATTTACTTTAAAAAATGTTACTTCTGGATTCCATGTAAATAAAGTTTTCCATTGTTCTATCCAATTAATACAAGGTGTAGGTGAGTTTTCAGTAGCTACATAATTTTTAGTGCCTGCATATATATTATTTACATAATTATTATTACTATATAAATCGTGGCCTAACATAAAAACGTTTAAAGGATTTTCTTTTTTAATTGCTATATAAGCTGATGATGGACCTGTTGCCCAACCATGGTCTTTTACATTATTATTTTTATCAGTCATAATTTCTTTTAAATCGTGTACTTTATCATTATCTTTTAACCAACTAATACTTAAAGCATGGTGGTTTATTTTTCTTTTTTCAATTATTTTTTTTTCTTTTTCTCTATGTAATATAGAAACTAAGCCTCTCAAACTAGCGCCATGCATTACAAATTCTTTTGAATCTTGTTTTTCATTTACACTTATCATGGTTGATTTTTTAATATCCGTTACTTCTTCATCACTCAATCCAGCATAAATTAAAGTATCATACATATTTTCAGGAATTTTTGTCCAATCTCTAAACCAACACTCATTATCATATGCGTAACCACTATGATATATTTCATGCATAATACCATGATCTACAGCAGATAATACATCAGGCGTAAATGTTCTATATAGAGCATTACAACCATATATTTTACCATGAGGTCTTAATTTTTCTAAATCAAAATCTTTTCTACTATTACCATTACCTATACAAAATACGTTAGACATTATCTGAATATGTAATATAAACCAATTATTATGGCAACTATTAATAGATTAACTAAAATCTTTTTAGCTAAGAATTTTAATTCACCTTTAATACTACCACTAGATGATTCAAAAAAATCTGGTGCGCTCATATAGGGATTAAAATATTTATCAGGATGATTAAATCTACTCACCTCTTTACAAAGTTCTTCTATTCTTTTATCCATTGACAAATACCTCTTTCATTATTAATTTAATTGCTGTTCTATTATATTTAACAAACTGTTCATATTTAGCTAACCTTTTGGAGTGGACTGGCCAAACAACCTGTTCAGTAATTTGCTTATCCCAAGATTTACTGTAAGATAAAATTTGATTAAAAACAACGGCACTCTCGTAAGATATTTTTTTTGATAGAACCAATTGAAAAAATCTAGGATGCTGCCCACCGAATACGCTAAAACCATTATCAAAAGAAAGGCGCTTAGCATTAAAATCATTAACAATATGAATACAATCGTTTCGAAAATAGTATTCAAAAGATTCATTACGCTTTTTCCAATCTGTAAAAACATCATTACCGTCCTGTCCTGTTAAGCTCTTTACCCACTTGTTACTATCAAATAAAAAATTACTAACAAAAAAGCCCAATATATCATTTTGACTATATCTGGTGCTAAGTTTGTGAAAAAAATATCTATCATTTCTTTTCGTAAAGGTATCTAGTTTACAATTAACTTTTCCTTCATATTTATGGTAGTCATAACTGTCTGTTGTGAAGTGTAATTTAACTGCCAGATATGTTTTAAATACTTCGAATCCCCCATACATATTACACTGGCAACTGGCCTGTCTTTGGTATATAATTTAAATTCTGTGCTTCTATTGTAATCTTATCTTTTAATGGTTTACTGATAAGAGGTGCAACTGTACCTGGATCTATTTCATTTTCTTCACAATATTTTAACACGGCGTCCATATACGTAATGCCTTTTTTAGACTGTACAATCTTTTCTATTTCTAATGAAAATTCTTTTGAGTTCATAGTATAATTATATCACAATTTAGGTGGGTTGTCAATGGCCACCGAAGTGGCCACTGTTTGTATTATAGAAAACTACTAACGGAAGTAATCACTATTAAAACAAATAATCCAATGGCAATTATACCTGATAGAACCATATATAATGGTTCATATACATTCCAATGTTTTTTAATTTGTTTTGAGGTATTACTTACCCATTTGTTTTCACAAATATTATACGGTATCATCTTACTTTCCGTTTCTTAAATTTGGAAAGAAAGCCTTTACTGTGTTTTGATAAGCTTCAACATATGGTTTTGCCATTTCTTGAGCTTTCGTTATATTTTCTTGTACAGTTTTTGTGTAATCATTATTCGTTACAAAGTCATTAAATTGCTTTGCTACTTCAATAATGTCGTTAGCTGAATAAGTAGGAGCTTTAAACTCTTGTACTACTTGGTCGCCTTCTTTTTTGATGTTGTATTCGTACTCTTTTACTTGTGCTTGAAAATTAAACTCAACTAATGATTTAGCTAAGCCTAATAGGTCTGAACGGATTTCATATCCGTTTTTTGATGTTGTTGCCATATTTTTCTCCTTTGTGTGTGTGTTTTATAGCATTATTATTTATACAGGAGGGTTTTACCCCTCCTGATTTCAATTAACTACTTCTTCTTTTCGTCTTTTTTAGCTGGTTCAGCAGGTTTTGCTGGAGCAACTTGTTGTGTAGTAGCAGGTTTCGCTGGTTCTACTTTTTTACTAGGTTTTAATAAAAAGTAACCACCAATAGCTATTACCACTACAACAGCGGCGATAATTAGATTTTTTGTAGTAAACATTATTTACTCCTTGTTTAGTTAATATATTCTATTATATACAAATTTGGAGTATTTGTCAACCAGTTAAATAACTGATTTTTCTCTTTTGATATGGCCTAATACGGTTCCTTTATGCGAACCTTCTTTTATTGTGTATCCTGAAGTACCATTACCATTAATTTCAACTTCTTTTCTACTTTTCAATAAAATATCGTTCTTTTTTTGAAACTCTTTATTAGTATAATTTTTAGCTATTAAGTCTTTTAATCGTTCTATCATAATATTATTTATATGCAATACCGTCATTGGAGACCTGTTATTTTTGCATACCTCTTACGGCCCACTTCTGTTGCCACGTGTGGGCCAACGCCGTTACCTATTACTAGGCAGCAAGAGCATAACTTTCGTTAGCATCTATGATTTGACATTACGGTGTCAGCGATTTAACTCCAAATAGGTTTGGCTAGAAGTCGAAACTATATCCACCCCCTATATTTCATTGTATAGATGGTGGAGTGGCTGGGTACCGCCCCCAGGTCCTGTCTAGTTATTGACTATTCTTCAACGTTAAATTTTGTTTATTATTAAATTGTTTGTAAAAATTATCTATTGACTCTAATAATTTTTTTTCGTAATCGGCTCTGTTTTTAATAAAACACTGAGCTACACCATCTTCACAAGCCAGTATAACAACTAACTGTTCAATCTTTTGGCCATATAGTTCTTCATACATCATAGAATAGGCCGTTGTTTGTAGGAAGTAATTTTCAATCCAACCTTCTTCTCTTTCTTTATTTGCCGACTTGAAATCTATAACTGATAACTTGTCATTGTAATCTGCAACACAATCAACTTGGCCTGCTAATGTAAGTTTTTTACTATACATAATTGTTTCAAGCATTCTTACGTTGTCAATCTTATCTATATATGGTTTAATCAGTTTAAATAAACCTAATGGTAATACATCTCGTATTGATGGTGTTTGATTTTGTAAATACTGTTCAACTA